CCCGCCGTAAAACTCCATTGATGCCTGTTCAGGGCTGGCGCGGATATGCAAAAAACGACTGGTGATAAGTTTCGCAAACATTTTTCGCTTAACGCGACCGGTCTTTTTTCTGGCGCTCTGCTGCTGGCGTGGTGCGTAGGGTGTGCCGTCCGGGGCTTTCTGTGCCATCACCCGACGCTGCTGACTCTGACGCAGACGTTTCGCCAGTTCGGCGCTCAGTCGCCGACGCCCTGACGGTGACAGCGACTCAATCAGTCCGGTCAGCCTGTCTTCAAAACGCTTAAACTCATTCATCCCACTTACTCACCAGTTCGCCATTGATATAAAGCTCCATCGGGCGGGTGACCGGCTCCGGCGGCGGAGGTTCCGGGATATTCTTCACATGCAGCGCGCCGTCCACCTCACTGACCAGCGTGCGCTCGGTCAGCATCAGGCTGATGCTGATATCAAAGCTGCTGTCATTGTTGATGTCTGCATAAAACGTGAAGCCCTTTTTCGTGGTCATGATGTCGGGCTGATTTTCCCGCAGCCACGCCAGCACCGGCACGATGAGCAGGTCAAAATCACCGGTAAAGTCGGTCACAATGACATTGAGCGTGTAACGCTTTTCGAACGACAGCGACGTCGCCAGTGTGGAGGCAATACTCCCGTTATCCACGAATATCCGCAGCATATCGGGGTTAGTTTTCAGCACCGTGACGGCATCAGTCAGCGCCCTGCGCAGGCTGTCGGGTTTGAGCATCGTTTTCGTCCTGACAGTGTTTAATCATTTTTACCTGGCTGGCACAGCGTGCCAGCGCGTTCTCAAGCTGCCGGATATCGGCACTTAAATCGCCGTTCTTCTGCGGGTCACTGCCCGGCATCGGGCAAAGGCTCACTTTCGGGCAGGCGTTGGCGACAATCACTGGCGTCAGTGCAGGCCGGACGCTGGTGCAACCGGCGCACAGCATCAGGCAGGTCAGCGCCATACCAGCGGCGGAAATCCTCGTTTTCATTAAGTAACCTCGTGATGGTTTTCTCGCGCAGTGCTTCACGCTTCGCGGCGTTCTCCAGTTCCTGACGCAGTGCCACCTGCGCCAGCTCGTTTTTGTCTGCCCTGGTGAGTGCAACATGAAGCTGATTTTTCAGCATGGTGATGGTCGTCTGCTGCCCGCTGGCGACGCTGTTCGCCCTGTCCAGTGAGGTGCGCAGGCTGGCATTTTCATGCTTCACCAGAAACAGCCCCGGCACCGCCAGTGATAACAACACAACCAGCACAATCATCAGCTTTGACATGGTTCCCGCCCCTCAAAACGCTGACGGCAGGCCGTACGTATCAGCCGGAAGAACACCGACGCCACAAGATAAATCAGCGCGGTAAAAATCCACCCGGCAGCGACCAGCGCGATAAACGTCGCCACCATCACCACCAGAGCCGCCGCCCGTCTGCGCCACGGCACCGGCTGCAAAAACAGCGACGTGACAATCTTCACGGCCAGCGATTCCGGCGGCAGCTCCCGCCCGTAGCGTTCCAGCACATACTCAGTGGCATACACCCCGACACCACCGGTAACCACACAGATAACCGTCGCCAGAATCGCCCAGGCGGCGACAAAATTGACGGCCACGCTCTGCGGGTAAATCAGGGACAGTGCCAGCATCAGCGCCAGCGACACGTTCAGCATCTGTGAAAGGGATAATTTCTTCATGGTGTTTACTCCGTTTAAGCCGGTACGCCGCCAGCGGTACGCCAGACGGTGACCAGTTTTTCCAGTGAATGCTCACGCTGACCGTAACCGGCACCCGGCAGGGACGCCCAGATATTGCGACAGCGTGAAATGGCGCGCTCAATACGTCCCGCCCGGATGTCATCCAGCGCACCGCGTTCGCGGATCAACTGAATGGCGAGTCTGTCCTGTGACAACGGACTGAAATCCGGCAGGGCAAGCTGTTTGCGGTAATGCGGCCAGAACAGGTAAAGCTGCTGATAGCGACCGGAGGCCGTGGATTTTTCACCGCGACGGTTAAACACCTTCGCCGGTCGGCCATGTGCGAACGGGTGGTCACTGTAGTCGGTGAAAATTTCCGGCTTTCCGTCCAGTCCGGTGACTATCACGTCATAGCCCCGGTTTTTCGTCAGCGGATGGTTCGCCGTCCCTTCGGACACGGCCAGCATGTCGAGAAAGGCGGCGATATTCTGATGCGTGTTAATAACCGGCATTACGGTTTCCCCCTGCCCTTAAAGCGGCGCTGAATGGCAATCTCAATCACCTGATAACCGGCGATACCCAGCATGGAGCCGATGCCGCACACCGCAGGCAATGACAGGTCAGGAAACTGCACCAGAACAACACCGGCAACCATCGAGACAAAACCACCGAGCAACATGCGCCCGATAAACAGACGCGGGGTGATGGGTTCACCACCGGCAAGCACCTTGCCGACAACAATCAGCACCCCAATCATGAAAAGCGACAGGACGCTTTTTTCTTCTGCTGTCATGCGTTACTCCCACAGATTGACAGTTTCAGCCACGGGCGCGGTCTGAACGTCGGGCAGTTCGACGGCGGTGCCGTGCGGCAGCACCGCGCCCAGTTCAGCCAGTCCCGGATTTGCGGCGAGCACGGTCTCAACCACGCCCTCAGTGCGCCCGTAATACCGGACACAAATGGCGTCGAGCGTGTCGCCCTGTAGCGCAAAGGTCTTCATCAGATTTGACTCACGATGCAGCGCGGCTTGTCCTGGATGCGCGCCACCGCCCAGCGCATATCCCGCCACAGCTCATCAATGGTGCTGTCAATGCTGTCAGCCTTCTTGTCGCCTTTCGCACTGGCATCCACGCCGCGATAACGCTCATACAGCGACGCGGTCGCCATCGCACACACGGCGCGCTCGTAGTAAAAAACCCTGATGCTTTCACCGTCGATGTCGTCCGCCGGGACGTCCGCCAGACGCGTAAAACCGGCGGCAATTTTCTGTTCGCGGTACTCGTACAGCTCCGCATTTGTTTCCGCCATGCCTGACTTGATGGCCTCACGCAGACGGGCGGGGGCGACAGTCTGCTCAAGGCGCATACGTTCCCGGACGCGCTTCGGGTCGATATCGGGAAAAAAGAACGTGTTTTTAATCACCGGCTCGTCGCCTGCCGGTTGCGGGATGACCACCGTACCCTCACCGGACACGGGAGCCTCCTTTCGCGGAATAATCAGCGTCATCATGACTACCTCTGAAAAGTCGGGCGGTGGACGCCGGTGCAGTGTCAGATGATTCACCCTCACTGACCGGCGTGCCGCCCTGGCGCGGGGCGCATTCGGTTGTTAACTGGCTTTCTTTTTCGGGCGTCCACGTTTTGCCGGTGTCACGCTCCGGGTCTTACGCGGGGTACGGGTGGCCGCTTTTGGCTGCGGCTGCGGCTCCGGCTTCGGTTTCAGCTCCCGCTCCAGTCGTTCAATCTCTTTTTTGACGCCTGCCTGACAGTCGAGCTGTGTCGCACGTTGCAGGTGCGCCAGCGCACCGGCGGCATCACCACCGTCACGCAGAAACAGACCGGTGATTTTGTGCAGCTTTGCGCGCACTTCATCAGGCATGTCAGCAGCGGCAGTCAGTTCAAGGGTCTCCGTCAGCAGGCGGGTATCCACAGACTCACCGGCAGCGTGGGCACGCATGGCCGCAAGCGCGACCTCCTCGGTGAACATGTACGGCGGGGTGCGGCGGTGTTTACCCGGCATGGTCAGACCGTACTTCAGGGCATAACGGGCAATCTCCAGCGCACCGGCAATATCGCCGGTATCCAGACGCCACAGCATGACCGTCATCAGAATGTCATCCTGTGCACCTTTGCCCTGCTCCAGCACGCCGTTCACCCACGGCAACCAGAACGGCAGCAGTTCGCGTTTTTTCGCGGCCTTCAGCTCTTTTGAATAAATCGCTTTCAGTGTGCGCTGGTCTGCGGCGAGCTTAACCAGCATCTGCTCATAGACAGTTGCATGTCGCAGCGGGGCGGCTTCCCGCTGCGCGGTCATCGCTGCCGAGACCCGCATCATGTGGCGCTGTGCGGGACTCGTCATCGGTTACGCTCCCGGCTCTGCGGTCGCTTTAGCCGGTGTGGAGAAGTCACCGACCTTGATTTTTTCCACCAGACAACCGGCGGCGTAGTCTTCCACCACGTAATCAATGTTCATTGACTCGTAGTTCTCCACGCGGTCGAGTTTCGGGTTTTCCACAATCACGCGGCGATGGCTGTCATCCATGTAGTAGATGGACAGGTTTTCCAGCTTCGTGATGAGCATCGCATCCGCCGGGAAGTACGGGACGCGCACTGCCGGCAGGTTACCGATGCGTTTCTGGCTGATGATGACGTCAGCGGCCAGCATCTCGCTGTTGTCCTGCTCCTTGTTGACGATGGGGAAATACTTGTCCGCCAGTAGCTGACGCCCCACAATCACCACAAGGTCAGGGTCTTCCTGATACCACGGCTCAATCAGGTTGTTGGTCGCATCCATCACCAGTGCATCGAGGCTGGCATAATCACCGCCCTTACCCACGCGGATGACCTCAGAGGTCGTGTGACCTTCCTCGTCAGTAACCTTGCTCATCACGCGCGCCGGGGCTTCATTGCGGTATTTCTGCAGCCAGCCGACCGCCACATCCTGCAGCATCTGGTTACTGCTGCGGTCAGAGGTTTCGGCACGCCTCACGCCGTTAAAACCGGCCATGATTAAATCAAGGGACTGGCGTTTGATAATGGCGTTACGGACACGGAGCTGGAAATCCTGATAACGCGCCCACAGGTCCAGCGTTTTGTAGCGGATATAAAAATCGAAGTTAATCTGGTCGCATTCGTACTTGTTTGACGCCAGCTTCGAGAAGTCCTTCGGCTGACGCTCGGTGCCACCGGCGGTGTCGGTGGTGCTGGCGATGGAGCCGGTGACACCAATACCAATTTTTTCCCCTTTCATTTCGCTGACCGGCACAATGTTGATGCGGGTCAGAAAGTCAGAGGACTCCTGCATGGTGTTCATCAGGGTCTGGGTGACCGACGGTTCAACGGTGAATTTTTTCGACACATCACCGGCGTCGATGCCGTTCAGTTCGGCAACACGGGACAGGTAGGCATTAAATTTAAAGCGGGTTTCCTGGCGCATAGTTTTTCCTGAAATTAAGGGTTAATCGTGAAGGTTTTCCCGGACTGACTGACGCCGGTCAGCAGTTCGTCATCAGGGCGTCACCGCCACCACCGGTGGCCTTGCTGCGGCGCTGCTGGGTCAGACTTTCGGTGTTGTCGAGACTGTTTTTCAGGCGGCTGAATGCCTGACTGGTTTCATCCGCCCTGTCAGTCACCTCCTGCTTAAGTGCGGAAAAGGCGGTTTCCACCTCAGCGAGGCGCTGCTCAGTGGCGCTCAGTTTTTCCTGCACATGTTCAGCAACAGCGGTCACCGCTTCATGCACGTCATTCAGACGGGCGTCATCGCTGGCCTGTTTGCGGCCAAAAATGGATTTCACCTTTTCGGTCAGGGCGGTGAACACGGTTTCAGGCAGGTCTTCAAATTCCAGCTCAACGGGCGTTGCCACTGAAATCAGGTTTTCAGGGCTTAATTTGAAGCGGTTCAGGGGGTTGTGTTTTGCCGTGCGGCAGAATTCCAGGTATTCCGTGCCGAGGCTTGCCGGGTCATCGGTGACGGCCAGCCCCACCAGATAACATTTGCCGGTGTTGGCAAAGTTCGGCTGAATTTCCATTGAGGTGTAGACCTTCTGCGCGGCCTTGTTCATCGCGATAAGGTCATCGGTCGGGGTGATTTTCGCAAACAGCGCCCATTTGCCTTTCAGCGCCGAATCGTCATCAATCTTTTCGGCCTTCAGTTCGACCACATCGCCATAACGTTTAAAAATACCGTCAGGCAGGATGCCGCGCAGATGTTCCAGGTTAATGCGGCAACCGTAGACACGCGGGTCAAAGGTTTCGGCCATTTCCTGAATATCCTGCGCACTGATGACACGCCCGTCACAGGTGTCACCCTCAACGCCGATACGAAAGAATTTTGAGACTTTTTTTGCCATTGTCAGGAGTCCTGAATAGTGATTAGAGGAGTCACATGTCGGCATCAGTTTCCCGACGATGCGCATCCTCCGCCATCAGTCCCGGATGGCTTATCACTGACACAACAGCACCTTAGCGAATCGCGGGGCGCGACTCAGTAGCCTTGCCGTGTATTCATCACGGCGAGGTATTCATGACCATCACCACAGACACCACTCTTTTACACGACCCGCGTCGTCAGGCGGCGCTGCTGTACTGGCAGGGATTTTCCGTGCCGCAGATTGCCGCCATGTTGCAGATGAAACGCCCGACGGTGCAGAGCTGGAAGCAGCGCGACGGCTGGGACAGCGTTGCCCCCATCAGCCGTGTCGAAATGAGTCTGGAAGCGCGGCTGACCCAGCTCATCATCAAACCGCAGAAAACCGGCGGTGACTTCAAGGAAATTGACCTGCTCGGACGCCAGATTGAACGACTGGCACGGGTCAACCGTTACAGTCAGACCGGCAACGAGGCAGACCTTAATCCGAACGTCGCTAACCGCAACAAAGGCGGGCGTCGCAAACCGAAAAAGAATTTTTTCAGTGACGAGGCCATCGAAAAGCTGGAGCAGATTTTCTTTGAGCAGTCTTTCGACTATCAGTTGCACTGGTATCGCGCCGGGCTTGAGCACCGCATCCGCGATATCCTGAAATCCCGCCAGATTGGCGCGACGTTTTATTTTTCCCGCGAGGCGCTGCTGCGCGCCCTGAAAACCGGCCATAACCAGATTTTTCTGTCGGCCAGTAAAACGCAGGCGTATGTGTTCCGTGAATACATCATCGCCTTTGCCCGTCTGGTTGACGTTGACCTTACCGGTGACCCGATTGTCCTGGGCAATAACGGCGCAAAACTGATTTTTCTCGGCACCAACTCCAACACCGCACAGAGCCATAACGGCGACCTGTACGTCGATGAGATTTTCTGGATCCCGAATTTTCAGGTACTGCGTAAGGTGGCATCAGGTATGGCCTCACAGAGCCACCTGCGCTCGACCTATTTCTCCACCCCGTCCACGCTGGCGCACGACGCCTACCCGTTCTGGTCGGGTGAACTGTTCAACCGGGGACGCGCCAGCGCCGCCGAACGCGTGGAAATCGACGTCAGTCATAACGCCCTTGCCGGAGGTCTTCTCTGTGCGGACGGCCAGTGGCGGCAGATTGTCACCATTGAGGACGCCCTGAAAGGCGGCTGCACGCTGTTCGACATTGAGCAGCTCAAACGCGAAAACAGCGCCGACGATTTTAAAAACCTGTTCATGTGTGAATTTGTTGACGACAAGGCATCGGTGTTCCCGTTCGAGGAGCTGCAACGCTGCATGGTCGACACGCTGGAAGAATGGGAAGACTATGCACCCTTTGCCGCCAATCCGTTCGGCTCCCGCCCGGTATGGATTGGTTACGACCCGTCACACCGTGGCGACAGTGCCGGATGCGTGGTGCTGGCACCGCCGGTGGTGGCCGGTGGCAAATTCAGAATACTTGAGCGTCACCAGTGGAAAGGCATGGACTTTGCCACCCAGGCTGAATCCATCCGCAAACTCACCGAAAAATATAACGTCGAATACATCGGTATTGATGCCACCGGCCTCGGTGTCGGCGTGTTCCAGCTCGTGCGCTCGTTCTATCCTGCCGCGCGCGATATCCGCTACACACCGGAAATGAAAACCGCAATGGTGCTCAAGGCAAAAGACGTTATCCGCCGTGGCTGTCTGGAATATGACGTCAGCGCCACCGACATCACCAGCTCGTTTATGGCTATCCGCAAGACCATGACCAGCAGCGGACGCATCGCCACCTATGAGGCCAGCCGCAGCGAGGAAGCCAGCCACGCCGACCTCGCCTGGGCGACCATGCACGCCCTGTTAAATGAGCCACTCACCGCCGGTATCAGCACCCCGCTGACATCCACCATTCTGGAGTTTTACTGATGAGCAAGAAAAAAGGGAAAACACCGCAACCTGCGGCAAAAAAAATGACCGCCAGCGCCCCGAAAATGGAGGCATTCACCTTTGGTGAGCCGGTGCCGGTACTCGACCGCCGTGACATTCTGGATTACGTCGAGTGCATCAGTAACGGCAGATGGTATGAGCCACCGGTCAGCTTTACCGGTCTGGCAAAAAGTCTGCGTGCTGCCGTGCATCACAGCTCACCGATTTACGTTAAACGCAATATTCTGGCCTCGACATTTATCCCGCATCCGTGGCTTTCCCAGCAGGATTTCAGCCGCTTTGTGCTGGATTTTCTGGTGTTCGGTAATGCGTTTCTGGAAAAGCGATACAGCACCACCGGTAAGGTCATCAGACTGGAAACCTCACCGGCAAAATATACCCGCCGTGGTGTGGAGGAGGATGTTTACTGGTGGGTACCGTCCTTCAACGAGCCGACACCTTTCACGCCCGGCTCCGTATTTCACCTGCTGGAGCCCGATATTAATCAGGAGCTGTACGGCCTGCCGGAATATCTCAGCGCCCTTAACTCTGCCTGGCTGAATGAATCGGCCACGCTGTTCCGCCGCAAGTATTACGAAAACGGCGCACATGCCGGATACATCATGTACGTCACCGATGCCGTGCAGGATCGCAACGATATCGAAATGCTCCGCGAAAACATGGTGAAGTCGAAAGGCCGCAACAACTTTAAAAACCTGTTTCTCTATGCCCCACAGGGGAAAGCCGACGGCATTAAAATTATCCCGCTCAGTGAAGTGGCAACGAAGGACGATTTTTTTAATATCAAAAAAGCCAGCGCCGCTGACCTGCTGGACGCGCACCGCATCCCCTTTCAGTTGATGGGCGGCAAGCCGGAGAACGTCGGGTCGCTGGGCGATATTGAGAAAGTGGCAAAGGTCTTTGTCCGCAATGAGCTTATCCCGCTACAGGACAGGATCCGCGAGATAAACGGCTGGCTCGGCCAGGAAGTCATCCGCTTTAAAAACTACTCACTGGACACTGACAACAGCTGAACATCGCCGCCTGCGGGCGGCTTTTTTACACCCCGTCATCACGCCCTCATACGCTCACCACCGCACAAAACACCCCGCAGACACACCAACGGCCCCGGCGAACAATCTAAACGCCATCACGACGCGCTCAGACGCTGAAAAAATAAAATCAGCACCACCGCCAGCGCGCAGTGCTTTCCCCGCCTCGCCCGCCCGCTTTATGGGTCGGTTTTAATGCAGGTGCACGAATACACCGGAGGCGCGCCGGCACTGGTGGCGCTCAGACGCAACAGGGGAGGAAAACGCATGCAATTGAATGCATTTCTAGGCACACCTAAAAATGAAAAAATGTTATGACAATTAATCATTTTAAACACACTGATTAAGGGTAGAATTCTCCTAGTAAAATCATAGAAAAACCGCTATCAAACCAGGCTTTTGCCTTGCTTCATTTTTTTAGATGAGTCTAAAAATTTGAAATTATCATTAGATGAAAATATTCTTTCTGCGGTATGCCGAATGACTGAAGTATTGAAGACCGCAGCCTGCTCCTCATTACAACTGAATACACCCTCATGACCATCAAACTCGCCCGCCAAAAGAAGGTTTTTTGATACTGGGAACAAAACTAAAGTGTCTTTTACACCAAACCCGGGGGAATAAGGGCCTCGTGCTAATTCAGGATTAGTCCACATTAAGCAAACTGGGTTATCTGAAGTTATAAATGACCCTTGCCCATCAGATATGGTCATAAGTGACCAGTTGCGTTGATGCAACAACTTGGTGATAACAGGTACACATTTCATTTCCATATCTATCATGAACTCTCTGATTACATTGATTTCGAAATTATCCCCATCCACAAAATTTTTAATTTTTTCGTAAGCGAGATCATATGGCAAAGACTCACCCATTTCTTTCTCATAAGCTAATTTGCAATCGTCCCAACGCTCAGCCGAACTAACTGAGGATTTCATGATAAACTTTGCTATTTGTTTCAATGGAGATGATAAATGTTCTCGCTGAGCAGGCGTACGTATTGCCAATAAGGAAATAAACTCCAGAATAACATCTTTGGTTTCGCCTGAAAACTCGCCCCCCTCCTCAAGTTTTCTTAAATGAGTAGCGACACTGCCTTCAAACTCTGCAAGAGAACTCTCGAGATAGTTTGGGTCAACTCCATCCAATTCTAATCGGTTGAAATCTCTAACCCCCCCGACATTGCGAGTATTACTCTCAAAGGTTTTGCGCTCCTTTAAATCTATTACAGTTAATTTTGATTTTTTCCCCCCATTACTTGTAAACCCTTTCAAATAACATTGGGATAAAAAATGATGATGCCTTGCAACACTCATACTCAGCTCCGTTATGGCTATAATCGCATAAATAATAAGCACTTATATTGCAATCATCTAGTTAAATACACAATATTTATGACTCCGAAATTTCATTAAATCACTATTGATAGGTTTTACCAATTAGTGCCAGCTCGAAATGGATGCGTGGAATCTGCGAACGTTCAGCCTTTGTCATCCGCCCTGATGGCGCTATCTGGTACGGTTTTAATGGTTCGCAGTTTCTTTGTTGCCAATTCGGTCTCGGTGCACCATGTTTTAATGCACTCCTGAGCACCGTCACAACTTCCGGGTCATCCCATCCGATAACACCACTATCAACCAGATTTAACACCGCTGCGGCATGCTCAGACGGTGTAGGGTGCATAACCGGAACGTCACCGCCGGTGAACTTTCCACAGTTATTGACAGGACTCCGAGGCGCGGCGATGCCGCTTTTTAAAGTCAAAGGCTCAACGACCGGCACTTTCGGCACAATGCGCCAGTCCGTCGTTCTGGTGATATGAATATGACGCGCGCCGAGATGCGGCGCGTAAATGCCGACCACTCTCTCGACTTCTTCCTCGTACTCGTTAACTTCATCCGACGGGCTACGGGCGACCCTGACAGTCTGACAATCGCGCGGGACATTTGCCCCACCCTGCGCGCTGATATACAACGCAAAATCACCACTGTCTGCGGCGGCGCGAGCAGCCTCGACGC